CAACAGTAGAAATGTTAAATAAGCGCGATGATGGCGCAAAGATGGTATACTCAGAAGATATCACACGTATCGAAGTTGGCGACACAATTACTTGGGTACCAACATCAAAAGGTCACAATGTAGAATTTATTGCGGGCCCAGATGGTTGGAAAGCACCACGTAAATCAAAACTCAACAAAGAAGTTGAAATTACATTTGATACACCAGGAGTCTATGTATATCAGTGTTCACCACACAAGTCAATGGGCATGATTGCTATTGTTGTTGTAGGTGACGGAGACAATGATGTATCTAAAGCCAAAGTAAAAGGCAAGTCAAAGAAAAAACTAAAGGCATTGTTAGCAGAGTTATAAGTTATGTTTAGAAACTTTGTAAACAAAATTCCAGAGTTTTGTATGACTCATTGGCTACTTCGTATTCCACTTATTGTTGTATTTTTTCAGCAAGGAATGAACAAGTGGCCAATCAATATAGAAGACTCGCCAGTAGAACTTACACTATTAGTTTGGTCGTTTGTTGTAATAGGAGAACTTGGAGCCGCCGCAGGATTATTAGTCGGCGGCCTATCAGACTATGTAAAACGACTAAAAGAGTTTGGTGATGTTATTACACGTTTCAGTGGTATTACTATTGCCAGTATTATGACAGGTGTTATATGGACAGGCGAACCAGAAAGTTTCTGGGATGTAGTGCTTTATGACAACTTTCACGTATTGCTTTGGGTAGGCGGCATGTATTTTGCTCTGCGAGGAAACAGAACGTAATGCACGGCGACAGAGGCAATTATAAAATAGTTATATTAATGCTTGTCTTGTGTGTTGTATTACATGTAGTTGTTATACCGATTTGGATGTGGAGTTTAGGACTATGAAACCAAATGAAAATTTTAAGTTATCAGTTAGGGATTTAGAAATTATAGAAAACGCACTAAGTGCAAAAGTTTCCAGAAGGGCAAAACGTTTAATGGAAGAACATGATGATAAACTAGCACAAGAGTTGAAAGAAATTCGTGATTTGCTAGGAAGATTTCATAATCAAAAGATTTTTTATAGACCAGCAAACAGATTTGGTAGAGGAAAATAAAAGGGCGCTTCGGCGCTCTTTTTGCTTGACAAACAATACGAATCATTATATAAAGAATGTATAAGTTAAACAAACAGAGAGCCGATTTGTTGGATATCTTTAATGACATTGACGAAACTCAAGTAGAACCAGAAGACTATTGGGGACATTTTGAAATATTAGGAAACACTTTAATGAAAACTTCTACGTATGCTACTCAACTAAAATCAATAATTAATTCACAAGTATATAGTTCTGTTGTATATAGTTTAGGATCACAACTGAATGACCGCAAAGATAGATTTGATAAAGCAGATATAATCGAACAAACAGTTGAAGCAGCAACAGATGGGAGACTAGTTTGGGTTGATGATATCGGTAGGGACCATAGAGATATCGTAGAAAATTTAGATATCGAATTTAAATATATGACTGACGGTATGTTTACCAAACGTAACAATCAAAAAAAGACAGTTAAAGTAAAATTAAAAAATAGTTTAGGCGAAAACAAAGGCACTACAATTGAAAACCCTGCTGATTTTTATATGCTTGGTCAGCAAAATGCAATTGCAATTATTAGTTCAGAGGATGTAAAACCGTATTTGGTTGGTGTTTCTGACGGTATTGAAGCACATATTCCATTTGATGCACTAGAGTTTATTTTTCGACCAGAAGAAATTTCAAATACGCAACTAGTTGAAGTTAATTACAAAGATGAAAAACGTAAAGCACAACGTGCGGTAATTGAATCAGTGAAACAAAGTATAGAAAATGCTTGATATTTTATTTGATTTATAGTATAATTATCAAATATTAAGGAGAGTAAATGAATCATACAGTTTATAATCAAGATTGCACTAGTGGCATCAGTGAACATATAGAAGATGGAACAGTAGATTTGATATTTACTGATCCTCCGTATGGTATTGAGGGTGATAAACTTGACACACATTATAATCGTGATGAAGGCAATGTAGTTCCTGGCTATGTAGAAGTTCCATTAGAAACATATGGTGATTTTTCTAAGCAATGGATCACAGAATGTGCAAGAGTTTTACGACCGGGCGGTAGCATGTATATTGTCAGTGGTTATACAAATTTGCATCATATACTTAATGCATTACACTCAACTGACTTAAAAGAAATTAATCATATTATTGCACAATATAGTTTTGGTGTATCAACAAAAAACAAATTTGTAAGTAGTCACTATCATGTTTTGTTTTGGTCAAAGCCAGAAACAAGCAAGCAAAAGCGTACATTTAATACCAATGCTTATTACACTGATAGTAAAGATAGTTATCATGACCGATTGACAGTACAGACAATGCCGCGTAGTCATAAACCTGGACAAATTAAAAACAAGAACCAACTAAATGAAGATTGGATTGAAAAGTTTATATTATATAGTAGTAATCGTGGTGATATAGTAATGGATCCATTTTGTGGTGGCTTTACTACGCCTAGAACTGCATTGCGATATGGTAGAAAATTTGTTGGGTTTGAAATGAATAAAAACGCATATGATACTTTCTTACCAACACTTGATGAAGTAGAAGTATTACCTGACCCAGATCCTATAGCACCATCTGCTGAAGAACTTGCCAAAAGAGAAAAGCAGCGTGAAGGTTGGAAGCGTGATCGATTGCGTAAAAAAGAAGAAAATAATTTAAATCCAGCACTGTTTGATTAAAAGTGTTGACCTTTATACAGAGAAATGATATAATATACAAATGTCAGAAGTAAAAAATTATAGCCCAGACTTACAGAAACTATTCATTCAATTCATGGTTACTAATCCTGAACTATATACTAGGATCAGAGGGATTATCAAGCCTGAATATTTCGACCGCAGTGTTCGTCCTGTGGTCAAACAACTTATTGATTATAGTGAAGATTATTCTACACTGCCAGATACTGCAATTATTAAGGCAGAAACGGGGCAAGATATTGAGAAGTTGGACAACATAACCCAGCATGAAGAATGGTTTGTAGATGAGTTTGAGACATTTTGCCGTCACAAGGCTATTGAGAAGGCTATTATCGATAGCACAGATTTACTTGAGACTGGCAAGTACGGTGAAGTAGAACTTAGAATCAAAGAGGCTGTTCAAATTGGACTGGCACGTAGTTTAGGAACAGATTATTTTGCTGATCCTAGAGGTGTGCTTGAACGGATGAAAGACAACAATGGTCAGATTACGACTGGTTGGAAATCTCTTGATGATAAGTTATATGGTGGCATTAATCGTGGGGAGATTACGATTTTTGCAGGCGGCTCCGGGGCAGGTAAATCCCTTTTTATGCAAAATATGAGCCTGAATTGGGCGGAGGCTGGGTTGAATTGTGTCTACTTCACATTGGAGTTATCCGAGGAACTTTCAAGTATGCGTATGTATGCAATGCAGACGGACCGCAGTACTAGACGCATTTTTAAAGACCTAGACGATGTTGAACTACAAGTTAAAGCGAAAGGCAAACAGTCCGGTATGCTACGTATAAAGTATCTTCCGAGTGGTTCAACAATCAATGATCTACGGTCTTACTTGAAAGAACTTCAGATACAAACTGGCAAAACAGTTGATTGTATGTGTATTGACTATCTAGATTTGTTAATGCCCGCAACTAAAAAAGTACCTGCAGGTGATACCTTCACCAAAGACAAATATGTTACAGAAGAAATGCGTAACTTTTCTATGGAAACTCAGACTGTTACTGTGACTGCATCGCAGTTAAATCGTAGTGCGGTTGAAGAAATTGAATTTGATCATTCTCATATTGCTGGTGGTATTAGTAAAATTCAAACAGCGGATAATGTTATCGGTATCTTTACATCAAATGCAATGCGTGAACGTGGTCAATATCAATTACAACTACTGAAAACACGTTCATCTTCTGGTGTAGGTAGTAAAGTAAGTTTATTATTTGATAGAGATAGTTTACGCATTTCAGATGATCCAGATCAAGATAGTAATGGTGTTGGTACCCCAAGCAATAGTGGAAGTACTACAAGTGTTGTTGATCAACTTAGAAAGAAAACAACTCTAAATAAATCAGAAGATGATGATACCCCCGTATTTGAAAAGACACAGGCTGCAAGTTCACTTAGAGCAATGCTTAAAACTAAAAGTCGTTCCGCTTTTGATGAAACTTGATAAATACACTTAACGGAGAATTGTTATGAAACGTAAAAGTCTATTTGAAGAACTAAACAGCATGTCTTATGATAAAGATAATAAACGTCTGGTTGAACAAAAGGGCGAACACCTTATTGCAGGTGCAATACATTTAATGGAATTCATTGAAAATAATTTTGATGAAGATACTGCAAATGATTTACAAAAACGTTTAGTTAATAGTATCCGCACAAAAGACCCGCGTAAATTTAAGCGAGGCATGAATAGTGTAGACAAATAATGGATTTTGAACAACAGTTACACCAACTAAAGGTTCTAGCAGGTATATATAAGCCTTATGATGTATCACAACATCAGGAGAATATCTCACATACTGGCCAAGAAAAAGGTGAGTATCAGAAAAAGAATAATATACAACCTGGAACGGATGAGTGGTTTAAGTTATGGTTTGCAAGACCACAACTAACTGGTGAAAATCCATTTGGGGATAAGAAATGAAGATATCAGATATAATTTTAAATCAAGGAATTGAACGTCGATTCCGAGGTCCAAGAAAACCACGCTTAAAACAAGTGGGTCTACATAATCGTATGAAGAACTTACTTGATGATGCACAAATTAATGAAGGTGGGAAAATGCCCGGAGTTGGCGTTATACACCATTCTGAAATTGCTCCTACATTAAAAAAATTAGAAAAAGAACTAGGCATACCATTATTGAAAAATGCACTAGGTAGTGTTGGTAAAAAAGAATTTTCGGGTGACATTGATATTGCAGTGCAATTGGATAGTGATAAACGTGATGAATTTGAGAAAAGATTACGTGCTTCGTCAATAATACAAGATATAAAAAAGTCAAGTGTGTTTATGACCGTAGTAGATATTGTTGGCTTTGATCCAAACAAAAAAGATGGCGACAAACCACGCACCGGTAAAGTACAAATTGACTTTATGCCGGGTGATGTAGATTTTATGAAGAATTATTACCATTCGCCTCATTCAAAATCAATGAGTAAGGACGGCAAACACAGTAATTACAAAGGCGTTCATCGTAATATTATGATAGCAACTATTGCCGGTGTGTTAGATGTTGTTGCAAGTGATGATAAAACTAGTGATGGTAGACCTCTAGAACTAGAGCGTTGGATGTTTTCCCCTACCGATGGCATGGTGCGTGTAGTGCGCAGACCAGTTAAAAAGAAAAATGGATTGGGATATACAAAAGCAAATAAGAATGAAGTTATTAATGGACCATTCAAAAGTCCTAAAGACTGGGCAAAGATACTAAAATTAGATAGTGTTGATGATTTGTATAGTTTTGAAACGTTATACGCTGCAATTAAAAAGAATTATCCTCCTAATATAGCCGCAGATATTTTTAAAAATTATAAAGATAATCCAAGTATACAAAATGCTGGTGTTCCAACTGAGTTAAGTGAAGAGGCTAAATCTCCATTACGTGAATCAGATGCACGTATTCAACACGTTGAAGACTTTGCTATTTGGCATGGTTCAAAAGGTGTTGCAAAGTCGATTGAAACATTAAAGAATTTAGAGAAATCTCCTGAAAATGTTACTGTTAAATGGGATGGTTCGCCTGCGGTGATCTTTGGTCGCAATGAGAATGGTGAATTTGTATTAACAGACAAGAGTGGCTTTGGTGCAAAAGGATATGATGGAAAAGTAACAAGTAAAAATGACATGGCATCAATGTTTTTAAGACGCGGCAAAGAAGCACCGGATGCTAACCGCAAGGCATTTGTAAAACAGATGACAAATATATGGGATATATATGAAGCAGCAACGCCAGAAAACTTTAGAGGTTATGTGCATGGTGACTTATTATATTTTACAAAACCAAGTGTTGAAGATGGGTATTTCGTTTTCACACCAAATACGGTAACGTATCGTGTTCGTAGTAATAGTGATATTGGTAAACAAATATCAAAAAGTCAATCAGGTGTAGTGTTACATGCTAAGATTGAACTTGATGGAACAAAAAGTAAAGTAGATATATCAGAGTTAAACTCAGGTAATCTTCTTATCATGCCACCAGTGACACTCACAAAGGGCCCAAGGGTAAAAGCAGATGATTTAGACAAAGTAGCAAGCATTGCAAATTCTAGTGCCAATAAAATAGATATGTTGTTAGATGATAATTTTTTAAAATCAAACAAGTTATCAAGTTTCAAAAAAGCACTTTATACATATGTCAATAATATGACAAAAGCACGTAAGTTAGATAACTTAACAGGTGATTGGTCAAAATGGATAGCAACTGCTAAAATGTCTGAACAGATGAAAGATAGAATGAACAATCATGTAAATAACAATGCTGAAGGAATGAAGGCATTATTTACAGTAATAATGGGCATTATGAAAGTAAAAAATGATATAATTGCACAATTAGATGCAAGTGATGCAGATGTAGAGGCATATACGAATGGACAGCGAGGTGGCGAAGGCTACGTTATTGGTCAGGGTGATAGTAAATTAGTTAATCGCAGCGGTTTTAGTGCTGCAAACATGACAAAAGAAAGATAAAATAATGTTTAGTAAAAAATGTAAAGAGCATTTAGAAAGTGTTAATGAAAGTGGATTGCAACATATGGCTACTGCGCTAAGTGCTGCAGTAAAATTGCAATTATTGGTGCCAGCATTATTAATACATAGTGTGGCACCGCGCTGCTTTACCAATACAGCAACAAATGTCATGAAGGATATACTAGATAAAAGGAAATAAAGCATGGCAGATGATAAAAAGTATACAGCAAGTCAATGGGCAAAAATATATGGCGGTCACGACATTGATGATAACAATGACAACAGTTTACAATTAGTACATGAACTAACTGAAAGCCGTTTGTTTAGAAATAAAAAGATAGCAAGCGAAGTTAATTTAGATGATGCTGCTGAAATTTCATTCATGTATTTAATGTTATTAAATATTTTCAATAAAGATTATGATTATGCGCCATTGGCAAGTGAATATGCCAAACGTACTGGATCATTTAGAAATTTTGATACATTTAGAACAAGTGGAACGGATCTATATATTTCTTTAAATCGTTTGATGGGCAAAGACCAAGATAATAGTAATGAAAAAGATGTAATCGCTAAGAAAAGATTATCACTCAAAAAAGCAGATTTAGTGCAATATCTAACTCATATTGGCAACAATAAAACTGATTCAGGATATGAGCAAAAAATGCTACTTAGATTCCAACGCCAATTAAATATTCAAGATAGTATGTTGAAATCAATGCGTAGATTGGTTGGAGATTGGGATAATTTGAATCAAAATCAACGTGCACTAGTGGTAACACGTAGTGTTCAATATATGCGTTCTAAAGCAATGCGTAGTGAGTTTACACAACCATTACTTTCTTTTCAAAAGCGTGGTAACTATATGGTTAATGATAGAAACGATAAGAAGAAAAAGATTTGGAATCGCCCTATTGTTAAAGGTGCTGCTAAAGGCGCCGCTGTGATTGGTGGAGCGTATGCTTTAGTTAAAGGTGCAGAAGCATTGGGCAAACGTGCTGCAAAAACAACATATGATAGACCAACAAAATCTGGTCTAACTAAATTTCAATCTAGAAGAAAGTAACATACAATTGTTGGCGTAAAAAGGATAAATAAAAGTATAGAGATGATAAAGTCTCAATAAATTTTAATGGAGAAATAAAATGGTAGCAAAAGTACATGAATCATATGATGCAGGTCAATTCCTAACAGGATCACTAGTACATTTCACAATCGCACACACATCAGCAGTAGACATGAAACTAGTTGTTGAAACAGTTGGTATGAGAGCAACAGTTGTAATTCTAGGTGCAGGCGGCGAACGTGTTGCAGTTGAAAACAACGGCGCATGGAATGCAGCAGACCTACAAGCAGAACTAGGTGCAGGTTATACAGTAACAGACTTTGATTACTAATACATAACTTCTATCTATTAGAGTATAAAGACCCGGCTATGCTGGGTCTTTTTTTGTTTTTAATTATCATCAGATATTGATAAATACTCATATACACCATAAGGGAGAAAATAATATGGCTTACTCAGTCAAATTCAGACGTGGGACAACTGCAGAACACGCATCATTCACTGGTGCAGCAGGTGAAGTAACGGTGAATACAACTACAAATCAATTAGTAGTACACGATGGTGCAACTGTTGGTGGACATACAGTTGGTTCAGGTGGCGGCGCCATATCATCTGGCGGTGGTGTCACAATATATGCTAGTATTGCTGCACGTGATGCGGCTGCAGCAAATGAGGGTGATTTAGCATTTCTTAGTGATTCTGACACACTACATATAAACAATGGCAGTGAATGGATTAAAGTTTGGGCAGGCCCAGATGAATCGCCTACATGGACAACAGAATTACCAAGTTCAGTAGCATTAAATTCAGACGGCACTGCAAACACACTAACTGTTGCAGCAACAGATCCAGAAGGATTTGATATAACATATACATATGATACAAGTCCAAGCAATCAAGCACAAGCAACAATTGTAAATAATAATGATGGAACATTTACGTTAACGCCAAGTACAATTGGATTAAATGCTGGAAGCTTTACATTCCGTGCAAAAGCAACTGATGGAATACACGTTATATCTACTACTACTACCGCAGCACTGAGTTTTACTACTCCTATTACATTTACTACAGATTCTCGAATGAACGAGACCACCTTATCGTTTGGCAGCAACCCGACCACATATAAGGACGGATTCATTTTTACAGGTGATACTACTGGAGCTAATTTAACTAATGCTGTTCCAAGTAACACTCTTAGTGCAGGGAAAAAATACTTTGAGTTTATATGGTCGCACTATTCAGCGGCATGGGCTGAATCAACGTCAGGTATGATAGGAGTGGCAGGATCAGATCAAACACAGTTCGGCTTTGGCATGGAAGACGGATCGCATGCCTATACGCTTGATACTGGGAGAATAATCACGAAGACAAATGGCACAAGTAACTTAACTAACATGGGTCTTGGGGCACCAGTTCGAGAATCGGATGTAATACAATTTGCATATGATAGTGCAACTGGAGAAATTTGGATTAATAAGAATAATGCTAACTGGTGGCCCAGTGATCCAGCATCTGGGTCAGGGGCGGTTTATTCTACAAATAGCGTGCCGCCAGTCATTTTTGCTGGTTCCAGAAGCTCTAATGCCATAAGTTTCGGTGGATATTTTAACGTTGGAAATGATGTCGTTTACACTCCGCCATCTGGGTTCACTGCACATTAATAATACTAATATAATATAATATAATATGGAGAAATAATATGGCAAGAATACACGGTGCTGCAGGTTCAAGTGAAAATCTATCAGGTAACTTGAATTTTTATACAATATATGTAAAAACATTAGACATCACCTCAACCGGTGATATCTTAGATCAGTCACAACAAAATTTTGATGATGTTTGTAATCTAATCAATCTGGTGGCCCAACCTGTAATTATGAATAGTCCTATTCCAGTATCACTTACTGGTCTAGCACCGACACTAACTGGTAATGGTATGATTTTTAAATTTGCTGTAGAGCATGGGCAAGCATTTCAACGTAGTGGCGATAATGTCGCATTACTTAAAGAAATATTCTACGGTGTAGATATTGATGGTGTGCCAATTGATCCTATCACAATGGAATTTGAGATGTCAGAACTACTATAAATCTACATTCTAATGAGCGCCCACTACCTAGTATGGTCTTGGAATCATTCGCATAATGAAATAGAATGTGGAGATACCCCATTAAGCAGTGAATGTAAAGAAAAAACCCAGTTTTACTGGGTTTTTTTTATATGTGGATAATTCTTCTAAACTAAAATGATAAATACATATAACATTTAGTGGAGAAGAACGATGTCTATAAATGAACCGCAATTAGCAGCACTTGAGATGCAGAGTTTAGAAACTCATGTAGCAGTTAATCATGAACGATTTAAGAAATTAGATGATTCAATTAGGCGGTTAGAAACATTAGTAGAACGTCAAACATTAGATACAAAGGAACAATTTACAGAGTTAAAAAAGATAGTTGTATGGGCAAGTTCAACATTATTTGGTACATTGCTAATTGCACTATTGACTTCTGTGTTTAAGGTGATATAATGCTTATAGAAGAAATTGTAACAACTGATGAAGAGTTTTATGAAGCAAAACTTGTTTATGCCCGTAGTGGTAAAAAGGTAGTACGTAAATATCGTTGTTCATCTGGTAGATTAAAAGGTAAGACAGTTGCTAATCCTACTGCATGTTTTAAGCCAGTGAATGTTAAGAAACGATTTACATTAGCAAAAACTAAAGCAAAAATGGGTTCTCGTATGGCACGAAAATCAAAAATGACTAAGCGAATGAATCCAGCAAGTAAACGCTTAAAAATGCTGAATAGGTAGAGAAATAATGGGATTAAAAGATAGTATAGAAAACGCAATGGTCACTGAAACTTATAATACAAGATTGACTGGTATCGCAGATTTAGTTGGATCGAGCGATGATGATGTCCGTAAACGAATGAAAACTCTTGATTTTGGTAAGTATGTTGAATTAATGAGGGCATTACGTGATAGAAACGAAGATGTCGCTAAAGAGGTTCTGGGTCTTAGTATTGATGAAGCCTATTCGACAGGATCACAAGGAACTCGTACTTCATTAACACCAGGTGAAATGAAGGGCGTGCAGCAGGCTCAAGCACAACAACAGCCAGATGCAGATGCTGATCCTTCTACAATGTCAAAGAAAGCACAAGCAATGCAACGATTGGGCAAGAAAGCTTTGGGCGGCATTAGCGGCCAACAAGCAGCGAAAGCACTAGATAGAGCCGAACAAGGCAAAGTATTAACACCTGTTCAGCGTTTTGCAATGTCACAGCAAGCTAAGTCTGTTAGTGCACTTGCCAATGATCCAAAAACAGCACAACAGTTTAGAAGTCTATTAAATAAACTCAATAAATAAAAGGAGTTTAAAATGAAATTACAAGAAGTTTTAGGTGGCATTTATGTTATGATCACCGAAGAAGAAAGTGATTTATTAAACCAGTTTTTTTCAGAAAATGAATACGTTAATGAATCTCAATTAAGTGACCGCTCAGTAATTATTGCTGATAAATTAGTACATAAGGGCGTGTTAGTACCAACACTACGTGGATATAGAGTCAACTAACGGAGGACAAAATGACAGCACCTAGTAAACAAGATGTGAATGCAATGTCTAATTTAATGAAGGCACTTAACGGTGACAAAACTGCATTAAAAGAACAAGTCGCCCATGAAAAACAAGTAATGGAAGATTCTGGGCATATTGATGTATCACACGGTGTCAAAACTGCGGATATCAAAGCAATGGAAAACATTATGAGTGCATTTAATAATGCAAGTGCAAATGTTAGTAAAAAGGTTGCAACAACAATGAATGAGTCTACGAAGACACTAAACGGTGTAAAAGTAGGAATGTTTAGTGTTGAAAAAACAGATGACGGGTTTTATGATATCAGAGACCATCGTTCAAACGATACATTATTTGAGAACATTTGTTTATATGAGACTGCATATGTTATTACGAAACATATGAATTCTGGTAAAAAAATAAACTCACCGGAGTTAACAAAAATAATGGCAGCTAATGCTATATTTGAGCAGTTCTATTTTGATGCAATTCAATATAAAGATACATATGCAAAAGCAAAAAAGCGTAAAGATATTAGTAAAATGGATATTGCTGAGGCTAGATTTACTAGAGCAAAATCAGAAGCAGGAAGTGCTAAACGTAGTATTAAATCTATATATGAGTCAATTAAGTAAATTAGAAAATGAAACTAAAAAGATAAATACATAATATAACTTAATGTATTGGGGCAAATACCATGAGAAAAACAATTTTTTACAACTCTAACCCAGTTGCTATCTCTTCAAAAATGAATGAGTATATGAAAAGCAACTTTGGTTATGAAGTAGATGGTGATCTTGAATCACTAAGAGAAGCGAAAGCACAATTAGAAGCACAAAAGCGTGAAATGACAGCAGACCATCAGGATCGTGCATATGTCGAAAACATGCTTATGATTGAAACAATCAAATCACTACTAAAAGCACACGTTGCAGAAGGTGAATTACCAGCAGGTTTAAAAGCATATCAAGATGCAAAGAAAAAAGGCAAAGCGCCGGCTAAGAAGAAAGCCAAATCAGATAAGATGCCAATGGATGCCGGCAAAGATGGCAAGATGGGCACCAAAGATGATAAGCCAGCATTCTTAAAGAATGAATCAGTATCAGAGGGCTTTAAAATCCGTGACAAAACACGTGGATATGGCGTATCAGATAAAACATATAAAACCCGTAAAGAAGCACAAGACGCCGCAGTAATGAAATCTGCATCATCAGGCGGCGATTACGAAGTCATTGAAGAAAAAGTAGCAACTGAAGGCAAATATAAGTCTGACGCACAGCGTAAAGCAGTACATGCAGCTAAAGCAGAAAAAGCAAATGAAGGCGATGTGCCATCATATGAAAATAATGCTACAAAATATGAAAATTCATATGAAGAGCCAAAGGAATATACAATGAAAAGAGAAAAATTAGAAGAAGGCCTACTTGCACAACTTAATACGTTGCTTGAAAGTGATGCAGCAGAAGCAGAAGTTCTGATGGCGGCACGTGGTATGGTAGATGAACTACAGGATATGATTGAAAAATTAGGTAAACTACAAAACGATCAACTTGGTCCACTTACGGACGAAATGGCATATTCACACGGTGCAGACAGTGCAGCAGCATTTAAAGACGCAGTGAACGATGCAGTAGCAGGATTACTTGGACAAGCACGTTCAACAAAAGATGCTGTAAATGATGCAGTTTTGGTTTTAAATGGCGAAAAACCATCAGATGATATGTCTGCTGGTGATGTAATCGGCGGTGATATGCAAGATGATTTTGAAGATGATGTCGAAGTAGATTTTGCAGGTGGTGATGAGGCAGCATCTGGACCTGATGATGAACCTCTAGGCAGAGCAAAGAGATAATAATATGAAAATTTCAACACTTTTAAGCGAAAATGAAAATTATAAGTCACAACTTATTAATGATATAAATGTATATCTTGTTCGCTTAAAAGCGAATGATATTAATACCATTGGAACTGATATAATGGTGCGTGAATTAAATGATTTAGGTCATTCAATGACTGCTGAAAGTTTAATTGATATGTTATCAAATAGTAAATATGTTAGTAATGCAAGTTTAAATAGTATTGATCTAGAGTTTGTCCCCACATCAAATAACGATGATGATTCTAGAGATACTGTAAAAAAACTCGCTACTAAAGCAACATCAAGGAGAATCAAATAATGCCACTTATTATTAAAGGCGGTAAAGAACCGAAAATAGTTTCTAAAAAAGAAATGAAGGATTTACTTAAATCTATTGAGAATAATACAACTGAAGAAGTTTTGAAAACGTTATCTCCAGAAGTCGCAGAAAGACGCAGAGAGACACTTGCAAATAAAGCAGCAAGAGAAAATGCTGCACTAATTGCAGAGTCACAGGCAGCATCTGTAGCGGAAAAACTTGAAAAAGAACAAATTCAAGTTGCAGTTGAAGAAAAAGTAAAAGATGCAGTAGTTGAAACAGTTGCTCCAATTACAGTAGACATGGCCGCACCAAGTATAGTAGTAGAAACTAAAAATGATAAAAAAGAAAAAACTACTCCTGATTTTACATCTATGACTAAGAAGGAAATAGATGTATGGGCAGATGAAAATCTAGGCGTTCAACTAGATCGTAGACATACAAAAGTAACTATGATTGAAGAATTAAAAAAACATTTGTAATTAATTTAAAAAATTATAATATATTGAAGCGTAAGGGTTTTCTCTTACGCTTTTTTCTTGAAAACGGAGTGTTATAGTAAATAAAGACTTGTAATTTGTATGAAAGTATAGTATAATAAGACTATGTTAAAAGAAACTTATACCTATGCTCCCCTATCACGTGTCAATCTTGACGGGTCCCGTCATTATCAAACACCTGAGGGTAAGCCCTTGCCAAGTGTCACGACAGTTTTGAGTGCACTTGCGGATAAAACTGCGTTACATGAATGGCGAAAACGTGTCGGAAATGAAGAAGCCAATCGTATTATGAACCTTGCTACTGGCATTGGCACACAAGTACACCTACACTTAGAAAAGTTTATTCTTGAAGAAGATAGACCAAGTGGATCAAACCTTATACATCAGATGGCTAAAGAATTATCAGATATTGTTATCAAAGATGGACTTAGTAAGATCAGTGAAGTATGGGGAACTGAAGTGCCATTATACTATCCAGGATTGTATGCTGGAACTGCAGATTGTATTGGCGTGTATAAAGGACAACAAGCAATTATTGATTTCAAAACAACTCGTAAGCCTAAAAAACGTGCTTGGATTGATGATTACTTCTTGCAAGGCGCAGCATATGCAGCAGCACATAATGAATTATATGGCACTGATATCCGCACTATTGTTATTATGATGATTGGGTGGGATGCTGAGGCAGATAATCTTGGGAATTATCAAGAGTTTGTTGTAGAAGGTGAAGAATTTGACAAGTATTCATTGTTATGGGCTACTAAGGTTCAAGAGTATTTTGATAAATACATGTAATCTAGGAGTTACACGAAATGGCAATAACAAACGTAAAAATTCTACTAAGACGCGGCCTCCGTGAGGAAATAGGCGTTGATACATTAGAAACAGGTGAAATGGGTTTCACCACAGATACTAACCAATTGTTCGTTGGCATAGATGATGCAATTGATGAAGTTCAATTTGATGCATTTGCAAATGCTCATGCAGTTATACAAACTTGGTTAGATAGTGATGATAATCCTGAACCTGGTTTAAAAATTGATGAAGATTTAGTAATAAGAAATATTCAAGACGTTGATTCTTTAATTGAAGCAATGCATTTTTATTTACAAAATGTAGAATGGAAAGGCAATGTGAATTTTACAGTTGGCGAAACTGTATATCTAAAAGAATACAAATATGATAATAACAGAATACCATCTTCTGAAATTGATCCTGGAAAAACATATATTATAAAAAAGATTGGCAACACTGAATATAGAACTATGGGCGCCGCATCAAATGATGTTAATGTACAGTTTACATCGCTTGCACTTGGTCCATTAAATGGAGATGGCGAAGTATTAGAAGTTATTGGTGTTGAAGATTATACACAAGGCACTATAACATCTGTAACATACGATTCTGTAAGAGATGTAACTGTAACTTCCTTATATATGAAACACAATGATGCGATGCCGTCACAGGATATTGCTCCCAATGATAATTCAACTTATATGAATAAATCAAATTTTGGATTATTCAAGTGGGATAATACTGAATGGGTACCAGAGGTCATAGATCACATTCTTGATTATCATCCATTAAACGCAAGCATAGACTACACAACAACGCCGTCTCAGCCAGATTCTGGTCTCGGCGCAAATGGTGATGTTGCAGTTATTACTGGACCGGACAGAGTTACTTATTGGCATAGAAGTGATGCAGGAGAATGGCAACATCTGGGAACAGGTGATCAAGATTTTCAATTTCACACAACTGATATTGAAACACAGGACTTGGATATAACTCCACTTTCAACGCCATCACTACGAAGTGATGGATCACAACTTGTAAATGGTGATTACTATATAGATTATAGCAGAGATATACAGAATGGGTTATCACTTGTGTTATCAGAGTTTGATTTACTATCTCCTAGAGTTGCAACTGTTCCGCTTGGTTCTGATTTGTCTTCGATGACAATAGAAGAAATTAATAACTATTATAGATATGATGATACTACTTTACCAACTTATAGAACTGAGGCAATCGCAGTTCTAAATACATTAGACTATCAGTTAGTATACGCAGAACCGGAAACATCCGAAGTTGGACTTGCTACAATTTATATTAAAGAAAAAGATCAACCAGGTTCAAATGATTATACTCTATATGATTATAGTAATACACATAGAGCATATTATTATACAAAGTCATTAGTTGGTAGTCCATCAGATGTTGACTATGCTGATACTACAAATGTTGGTTTTATTGAAATCCCAGAATTTACTGCGCCATTTTATGCAAGGTCCCGCAAAAATTTAGAAGTATTGACTGAGAATACATATAATCAAATATTCGCAGATCAACACCTATCATCACATTCCCACCATAGCGGCAAACGTTCTAGTTTATTTAAGAAAACATTTGAAATAACTGAAGATGCATTCTTAAAATATCATTATGAATTATGTAGTACTTTCTTTATTGATTATTCATTAAAGCAAGAAAGTACAGTAGAAGGAAATTTATTCTTACGTACAGGAACTATGAAAGTAATTAATGGTTATCCACACGGTGTAAATCAAGTTAAGTTAACAGATGAAAGTACAGAATTATGGCAGGATCTTAATGCTGATAATATAGCAGAAATGTATCCTAATCCATTATATCCTACACCACCTGCTGTTCCTGCTCCACCAGTAGCACCTGAGTTAGAATTTTCTAACATTACATTTGATGTTAAAGTTGAAAATGATGAATTAATAATACACTTTGTACAGGATGCAACTTATACAACTGAGATTAGTTATACAATAAAAAGATGGTCAATGTAAATGAATGACAAATCGACACTTCTTTATGAGTGGCGTCAGAGAAGACTTGAACTTAAAAACAATTTCACAGAAACTAACTTACAAGAAGTAGTAGATTGGTGGAAAAGTTTAAAATATCATAGTCACGGATTTAACTATGATAATCCCTCGACTTGGCCTGATGTATGGGAATATATCAGTGAAGAATTTTACACTAACAGTGGAAACGGTTTAGGTTGTTTCCATACGGTGTATCATGCATGCCCAGATAAAGATCCTGAACTTTTATTAATACACGATTTACTATACGGTGATATCTACCTTATATGTGTTGTGGATGGATGGATATTAAACAGGAGTAGTGGAATACTTGAGCGTGTAGAGGATACACTCACTGACTTCGATGTTTTGAAACGTTTCTCCAAAGAATTTATCTTAGATACGTTGAAATTCAGAGACATATAATAGTATAAGTTAATTAAAAGAATAAATATAACATAATAGAATGAGGATAAAATGTTAGTACAAGCGAAACACAAAGTAAACGATATTGTTACCATTGCTCTTATGAGTGGGCAAGAGGCATTAGGAAAATTGATAAGTGAAAATACTGAAACAATTGTTCTTGCCCGCCCGCTGACTATCGCAATTGGACCACAAGGTGCTGCATTTCAGCCTTTCACTATTACAGGTGATGCAGAAGGTGAAGTGGCATTTAGTGCAGACAAAGTAGTAGCAGTGTTAAAAACAAATAAAGAAACAACTGATGCATATAGAGCCGCAACAAGCGGATTAGTTGTGCCAGATACACCAGGATTAATTACATAATGCCACAGGCTGCAAGAACAACAGATATGTTAACGCCCCATGCGCCTTGTGCTCCTGGGAAGTGTGGTATGGGCAGTGAGAATGTTATTATTGAAGGTAAACTTGCATATAGGCTAGGGGATAAAACTTTTCCTCACCATATACCCATGGGATCACCACCGTCTTGTGTTCCACATGTAACTCCATTAGTGCAAGGTTCTCCTAACGTTTATGTCAACGGTAGACCACTTGGTAGAGTCAATGACTCTCATTCGTGTGGAATTAAAGTAGCATCTGGTGCAGCCAAAACATATATTAATGGGTGAATAAGATGTCAATGAGTGAAGCAGAATTTGAAAGACTATATCAAGAATTTATAAGAAAAGGTGGCGGTAGTCTAACCGGATCAAATACCCCTACTGCAAACGATATTATATTTGAGTCTTTGGGCGAAACAGTTAATACACCGGTAGAATACTATGATGAAACAAATAAAATTGAATTGTCGCCTTCTCGGTTAGCAGAATTAAACGCGGCTGAAGAGCAATATAATAGAAAGGAAGCATTATCTATTATATCAAGTGAACTATCCGATAATAACTTTACTAATCCATACAGTATAATTTCTACAGATGGTATTGCAAACTATACAGAATACAATTCAAGTCCAGGTGTTTCATCATTAAGTAGTGCAAATGATTCTTTTAATTTGTTATCTGATACCAGTAATGGCGGTAGCGTTCTTGCTAAAAGTACAATTATTACTGGAGTACTAGCGGAAACTGGATTAGATTTTAATAAAATATTACTTGGTGCAACGTT